TTACTGGCTGGCGAGCGGTAACGTGATGCCGGCCAATGGCCCCAACCTGATCGCATCGTGCAAATGCTCAGGCGCGAGGTGTGCGTATCGCATCGTCATGTTCAGCGACGCATGGCCCAGGATCTCTTTCAGCGTCACGATATGCCCACCGCCCATGATGAAGTGAGCTGCGAACGTGTGGCGCAGGATGTGGCTTGCTTGTCCGCGTGGTGGCTTGATCGAGGTCGAGAGCAGGACCAGCCGAAACACACCAATGCAGTTGGTGAATGGCCCGTGGGTTTGCCAGTGCTTCTTGATCGCCGCGACCAGCTCCGGCGTTACCGGGACCATCCGCACCCGCTTCGACTTCGTATTGGCGAACACCAGGGCGTTGCCTCGAATCCGCTCCGGTCGCAGCGCTTGAGCCTCACCCCACCTCGCCCCGGTCGCCAAGCAGATCCGCGCCACCATCGCCGGATGTGGAGACGTGGTCCGCGCCTGGAGTGCATCGAGCAACTCGGATATCTGCGGCTTGGTCAGGTAGGCCAAGGGGCGCTCCTGCAACCGAACCGGACGAATACGGGTGAACGGACAGGGATAGTCGATCACGTCGAGTTTGTGCAGCTCGTTGTAAACGGCTTTCAGGTAGCCGAGGCGATTGTTCGCCGTCTTGCCGGTTACCCCTGCTGCCATCCAGCGTGCACGCGTGGCGGCGATCTTCGCGCCATCGACCATGCGAGCTACCGGGTCGCCCATCGCCTTGGCACACGCCCGCAGGATCGCCACACGACGAACACCATCGGAAAGCGAGACGCCGTGGAGATCGAACCACAGCTCGACCAGCTCTGACAGCCTGCGCTTGTCCTTTGGCCGCGGTGCCCAGTCGTTGGATTCGTTGCACTTGGCTCGGCAGGTCGCCTCGAAGCGCATTGCCTCGGCCTTGGTCTTCAGCGTCTTGCGGAACCGCTTGCCTTTGACCGGCTCAACGTCGACCCGCCAGCGCCCATCGGAGAGCTGCTGGATCGCCATCAGACCGCTCTGCCCCATCGAACATGGCGTTCTTGAAGCAACGTTTTGATGTGCTTGTACAGATCACGCTCGCTCATGTCCTTGGCGGCGTAGTGGTCACGAATGACCGGCCAGCATTCCCATTCCTTTAGTCGATCAAATGCGGTTTTAGCGCCCACTCGCTCCCGTGCCAGCAGGCTTACGAAGTTTCCCAGGAACAGCTCGACGTTCTTGCCTGAGAAGCCCCTTGAGGTCTTGTAGTAGCGTTTGTACTCCGTTTCATCGACCAGAGAATCGACCGCCACGTCGACCCGCACGTCATCACGCATCAGCGTCCAGATCGGTTCGTACTGCCCGGGGCGGTGCAGCAATTTGAACTGGCACAACCCGTAGCGCCACAGGCCGTCCAAGTGAGCGGAGAACGCCGCAAACGAATCCGTTTCAATGGCCTCACCGGTCTTGGCACTGATCGACCCGCTGGCGAACTGCTGGATGACCGAATGGTGGTAGCGCAGCTCGACCCGCCACACGTCCGCCTCGGGGTCGTAGTTATCAGGATCGGCCGGATCGAACGAGTCCCGGCGACGCCAGACGCTTTCCCAGAAGTCGAGCTTATCGGTCGCGCGGGCCTGTTCGGTCTTGTTGTAGATACACAGCTGGACGCCACCAGCAGAGCCGAACATGGACGTTTCGCCCCGGCCGTAAACGCTGGATTTGGTGGCCCACTCCAGTTCCTTGATGCCGGATATATCCCGGTGCGTCCGCGCGCGACAGTGCAGACGTGCCACCAGATCCACCGGAGGCTTCCAGCCCTGGAGATCCAACGCCAGATGGACAGCGCACTGGTTGCGTTCGCGGTGTGTCATCACGGCTGCGGCGTAGTAGTCCATCCGCTCTTGCAGGCGCTCAGGCGACAGCGCGTCGATGGCGTGCGGTGACACTTCGATTTTCAAGTGCGGGCCGATGTTCTCGAGCTTGGCGTTGAAGTTCTTGATCAGCAGGATGAACCCGAGGTCGGCGTTCTGCAGCTTGTACTGGTAGCCCGAGTCCCGCCCTACCCGTCCGGCGTGCCAGAACTCCCCGGCGAACTCGACCATGACGCCTGGTTTCTCGAACAGCGCCATGATTTCCGGGCGGATCAGCCCGCGATACAGCTGGCGGACCGTATCGACGCCGCAACGCAGCAAGCGAACGCCCGACAGGTCGGTCAGCTTGGCCGAATGGCTATCGAAGAACAGTCGCCCGCTTGGGGTTTCCTGAAAGTTCTGATCAACACGAATCTGGTCTTTAACGCTCATTCTCTTGTGCTCCAAATTGCAACGAATCGACACTGTTCAGTTGGGTTTATCTGACGTGTTACAGGGACGTCAGCGCGCGCGTTTGCACGCCGGCTCGTGCCTCGCCGTGCGTGCAAAGAGCGCGGAGCGCACGCGCGCTGACGGTCATCACCACAGGAATTGCCCCTTCTGGTACGGCACGACGGTCAGGTTCGGGCCTCCCGCCGGTTGCACAGCTGCAGCGTGAGCGGGAGGCATCGTCGGTGGCGGGGCGTTTTGGGCGTGCTGGGTTTGCGCACTGGTGGAGCGGTCGGGCAAAGTCGGGTCGAAGAAGCCGTTCTCGACCACGCGCATGCAGAAGGCGAAATCGGTTTCTACCCGCGTGCTCTGCTGCGTGTAGCACTGGCAAACCGTAGGCGTTCCGTTGACTACCGCATGCGCCATTCGCCCGAACTCGCGGGCATAGGTCGCAGGGTCGGTGCTGGACATGCAGTAGAGCCGGGGAAACGACACGGGTCGCGTCAGCTCGTCGTAGATCGGCGCCGACGATGGGAGCTGTGGTATCCGAGGCACGCGCCGTCCGATGTAGCTGGCGACGCTTTCCGGCGCATCGGATTTCGCTTCGCCCGCCGGCTTGATGAACGATCCGACCGTATCCCTCACTTGCTCCACCATGCTTCCGGCCGGCGCGCTGGTGGCTGTCGCGGCTTGCGCTTTTTCGGCGGCGTAGCGCTCATAGGCGCGATAAACGAGGATGCCGGCCCCGAGGATCACGCACAGCGCCAGGATGAACTTGGTCGGCACCTTGGTCTGGAAATGGTGCTTGGCGTTGCTGCTGGTGTAGGCGCCGAAGTAGCGCTTATCCAGACGCAGCGACTTCTTGTCGGCGTCCTTGAAGCTGGTTTTCAGCTCGACCTTTTCCACCACCACTTCCGACTCGAAGCGCAGCAGCTGGGCGGACTTGAACACGCGCCAGTAGTGAATATGGGAGTTGCACAGCCGGCGCAGGTGGACATCGAGATAGCGCGGATCCTGGGTGACGAGGTGAACCTCATGGCCCTGGTGGCGCATGGTCTCGAAGCGCGTGATGTGCTCCGGTGGCCGCGCCCGTGGATCGCGAGCGCCGAACCAGCCCTGCGCCTCGTCGACGACGATGATCGAATCGTTTGGCAGCTCGAACCACTTCTCCGGATCTTCGAACTCGAACCACTGCGCTTGTAGCTGATCGGGCTTGAGGCCATTGATGTTGTGGTAGTAGACGACCCGACCCTCGGCGTGGGCCTTTTGATCGACCTCCCGAATGGTGTTGAGGGTCTTGCCATGGCCGGGCTTGCCGGTACGGATAACGAGCATGACGGCACCTCCTTAGGCTTCGATGGAGGTGCCGCCCGGCTTGTGCCAGACCTGATTGCGTTTACGGTCAGTGGCCTTGTCGATCCCGGCCAAGATGAAGCGCGTGGAGATGGCGGCGAAATACAGGTTCACCACCACATCGAACTTGGCCAGCCCGAGAATTCCCTGGATCACCGGCCCGACATCGCCCATCAGCCCGAACAGGTAGTCCTGCGCCTGGCCAATGATGAGGTTGAAGCCCATGTACGAGACGAAGCCGAAACCGATCATTTTCAGCACCATCTTTACCAGCGGGCCGAGGACGATGATCAGCATCTGAACGATGAATAGAAATTGCATTACTGACCTCCTACGCCGCGGCCTACATACAGGGCGGCAAGAACGGTAGCCACGGCCACGAACAGGCCGCTCAGGTCACTGGCGGCGCGGCAGAGCGGTTCATAGCTGAGCTGGAAAGTGCGGCCGCCTGCAGTGGTCAGGCTGAAGCTTTCGGCGGCAGGACAGGCGGACGGAAGAAAGCGGGTGCCCTGGTTGATGAAGGACGGCACGTCGATGACGCCGGAGCCCTCGTCCAGCTGGAACCGGTCGCCGGTAACAGCCGCCTCGATGGCGGGCTTGTGCTTGGGGAAATCTGTCATCTCCTCAGCGAGGCAAAGCTGTTCCTTCTGCTGCCGGAGCACTTCGCAATCAATCGGGTCGCCACTGCAGGAAAAGCCCGCATCGCAGGAACCAGCCGACGCCAAGCGTTCCGGGCCTTCTTCGCCTTCGCTATCTCCTTCGGAACCCTCCTTACAGCCAGACCCTTTGCATTCCTTGCTTTCATCGCCGGGCGTACCATCAGGATTGGTACCGGAAAGGAACTTCTCTTCGGCAGAGGTAGAGGTACATGGCTTAGCGCCGGTGCAGACCGTTTTATCGGTTTTGGTGGTGGTTTCGGTCTTGGTGGAGCCGTCCGGATTGGTGGTCTTGGTGGTGTCCTCGGCTTTCGCGGTGTCTTCAAAGCGCGGCGCGGGCTTGCCAGGGGTGCAATGCAAATAAGCCCCGGCGTTATCGCAGTTGAGCTGTCCGGGTTCTTTCAGCTGCTCGTTACTGGTACAGCTTCTGGATTGAGAGCCATCAGGATTCGTTACCCAATCGCCGCATTTGTTCTCGCTGGTGAACTGAGGTGTGCTGTCGGCTGGAGGCTTGGACGGCGGCTGGTCGAAGACGCTGCCGGGAGGCGGATTATCGGTAGTGCATTGGCTGCCGGCGCCCTGGTAGACAACCTGACAGTAAACAGAGTCCAGATCCTTTCCGGTGGTCGCTTCCAGAAACCGATTACAGCCTTTGACCTTCGCAGTGCGGTTGTAGAGGCAACCGCTTTCACAGATGGAAGTTGGAGGCAGCGAAGGTGGTACAGAAGGATCTAGTGAGCCGGCGTTGTACTCGTGAACGAACTCACCTGTTGCGGTGGCGCATTGATCGGGTTCAGGAGCCTCGCACTCGCCGGTCTGAGAATTATAAGAAGTGCCAGCGGAACAGGTATCACCATACCGATAAACTGTTCCAACAGAACCGCCCGTGATATTACACATGGCGGTAAGTCCATTATTAATAATGGTCACATGGACAACATTAGGTTGGGTCGACCGGCAGGCAGCTAGAGGACTGGAATAAGCCCCTTGATCCGCGAGATTTCGCCAGTAGTAGTCCTGCGCAACAGACGGAGCAACAACCCCGACGCTCAGCAGCACGGCAAAGAGCGATTGAAAGAAAACAATCCAAGCGGCCCGCATATTCACACCCGCCCAAAAAACACGAGATAAAACGCCAGGGTGGTGAGGATCAGGACGTACAGTTCGTAGCTCATTGGCGTTTCCCTGGAAGAGAAAACCCCGCCGGAGCGGGGTTTGTTTGCTTCGGCACATGCAGTGCGCGGTTCCCGGTTACAGGGCGCGGCGCATGTACTTGAACGCCATCGCGGCGATGATCACGGCGAACACTGCCCAACCGATGGTGCCGACGTCGGTTCCGGCGGTATCCAGCGCTTGGGTGGCTTCGGACGGGACTGCCGCATAGACGGAGCCGGCCAGGGTGGAAAGCGCGGCAGCAGCGCCAACGCCGATTTTCTTGATGAAGTGCTTGTTCAGTTGCATGAGTGATACCTCACTGTTTCAGGGCTTTTTTTTCAGGACCAGGAAGCCGAACACGGTGGCGAACAGAACAATCGCTTCGCCTTGCAGCTCGGAGACTTGGTCCCAGGTCAGTGCAGAGCCGTAGAGGCTTTGCATTTCCTCGACCGTGAGGGCGACCAGCGAGCCGGAGCAGATGGGCGAACCATCGGCGCCTTGCAGCCAGTCACCGTCACAGGCGAGGAAATTCATTCGCCGGCCTGCTCAAGGTCGGCGGTTTGTTCGGAGGGTTCGCAGTCAGGGCAGACGGCGAAGTGGGGCGGCAGGCTGAGGTCTGGCAGCAGGTCGCTTTGCGGCGCGGGCAGCGCCATGAGCTTGCCCATGTCGTTGCCACAGCAGTCGCAGTACACCCGGTCATCGATCAGCATGGCCGCCCCTCCCGGTTAGTTGGCCTTGGCCGGGTCGCCGGCTTTAGCCTGGGGTTGAGCTGGGGTGCGCGGGGTTTCGGCAGTGGCTCGGGTCTGGACGGCTTCGAGCTGGAGCGCCAGATTCTTGCCCTTGTTCTGGCCACCACGGGCAATCTCGAAGTGGATGCGCACCAGTTGCAGCGGCTCGAACTGCGCGCCGGCTGCGAAGATCTCGTCGGCTACTTCGTCCGCCGCTGCCATGCCGATGATCGACAGGCCGTGTTCGGTCTTGCCGTCCGGCTCATCGCCGTAGAAGACCTTGATGTACTTCTGGCCCGCTTCACCGTCGAAGCGTTGAGTGCCGAGAAATGCAACTTCCATAGTCGAACGTGCCATTTTGTGTTTCCTCTCTCTAGTTGCGCTTTATTGCGCTGCTTTGCTTTCTGCAGGCCGAGCGATCCCGAACGAGTGAAAAAGCAATTTCACTGCGACCGGCTTGTTACTTGGCTTGCGGGTTATCTATAGCTGTATTCAAACGCTCTTGGAACAACTATTTATCAAGTATTAAAAGATTCAATAGTTCATTTTTTAATGCGACGAATAGTGCTGAATTGACACTTTCCATTTGAGCAAACATCAATTTAATTAATCATCCACAACGCTGTTTAACACCAAGGGCTTCGCCCTTGTCATCCCACTCTCGCCGCCGAGGGCTCGGGAGCGCGGGAGGGAAAAGCGCTCCCGCACTCACGAGCGGAGGCTGTTTCGGTTCGTGCAGGGTCAAGGGTTCGCTCCGCCCGTGCTTCCGTTCGCCGGATCGGTGAAGCGTGATCCGACGAGCCGGGAGCGCGGCCCTGGACCTGTTCGGCATCTGCGGGGGCGGTTTCGTCTTGAAGTGCTCGGCGCTGGACCAGATGCAAGACCTCGACGATGTGCAGGGCAACGAGGACGACCAGATAGGGGCTGTCAGAAATTCTCATGCCATCACCCCACCAGCTCGAACGGTTCGTGAATCGGCACACAGGGCGTTGGCTTGCCCGAGTCGTAGATAACGCTCCACCACTTCGCGGGGCGGGCGGGTGGCGTGTGCTTCTCGCAGATAAAGGCCGGTTCCACCTTCCAGTCCGAGAGCAGAGGCTTCCAGATTCCACCGACGCAGCCCATTTGCAGCGTACGAATCGGCCGCGCATATGCGGGGCGGCATAGGGCGCAGGGTGTGGACCGGGAGGGAGCGGGTTTCGCCATTTCGCGTCTGGACCAGCAGACAGAGCAGTCGCAGTCCTGAGCGTGCGGAAGGCGTTGATAGCTGGCCGGCTTCTGCATAGGTCATCCCCTCCCCTGGCTTTCCGTAGACGGCGCGGATCATGCGGTCCACTCCTGTTCCAACAGCCAGTGACGAAGCATTGCGCTGTTTACCATGCGCCGCTTGCCGAGCTTTACGGTCGGTATCACACCGCGCGTTGCCCAAGCACGGGCCATACCGGCACTGATGCCATTACGGTCAGCCCAGCATTCGACGGTTTCCACGTCCTGCTGTGGGCCGATCAGCTTTGAAGGTTCCAGCTCTTCCAGTTCCAT